TTTTCACCGATGGCGATAGAATACGCAGCTTGATTTTGAAAAGCTGCTTTATCACCGATGGCGATAGAACTATTTCCTTGATTGGTTTCACCAGATCTTTCACCGATGGCGATGGAAGATTCCGCTTGTGTTACACTACCCGCTTGATAACCAATCGCTACAGAGTTGGATTGTTGACGATCATAACCAGCTCTGTACCCCAAAGAAATGAGATGTGCGTTTGAACTTGGGTGAATGGTAGCACCCGTATCTGCACCTATGAGTAAACGATCATATCCGGAATTGTCCACACGTCGAGTAGCTGCGATTGTTCCATTTACATCCAAATCCTTTGTAGGGTTAAGTTGATTTATACCAACACGATTTGATTCGACATCTACATGGAGAGTATTTGTGTCAACAGTTAGATTTGAAGAAATGTAAGTGTTACCAACAACATGGAGTTCTGCGGATGGGGTCAATGTATTAATACCCACTTTGTCAGCACCCGAATCTACGAATAAAGTATCTCCATCAACGGTCAAATCTGCGGAAATACTTGTATTACCCGTCACCACTAAAATATTTGAACCAAATTCATCTACAAAGAGGTTTGAACCCACATCTAAAGTGTGTATGGGACTCGTATTTATAATACCAACATTTGATTCCGTAAAAATTTGACCGTACACGTGGACATTCATATCTTGACCGACAGGTGTAATCGTATGACCATCTGCATTTGAATTTGTATACGCAATTACAAATTCATTTGAAACTTCTCTAAATCCTATTGCAACGTTCGCATCTGGATTTGGTCGGGTCATTATCAAACCAAGATCTAAAAGTGAATCACCAACAACATTATCTTTACCAAGTTCCAATATAGCATCCTTAATTACTGTATTGTTCGAATGTAAAGTTGTTACAAGACCGTTAAATGTCGCATCCCCATCAACCACCAAACTATTTTGAATATATGTATTTCCCAAAACAGTTAGGGTATTTGCAGCCGTTTGATTTACAAACACTTTAGAACCCACAGAAAGTGTATCAGTTGGTAGACTGTTAGAGATACCAACATTTGAAAGTGTTGTGACAGAAGTATTCACATTATTAAAAGAAACTGTGTTTGCAGTAACATTTCCATTAATTATAGCTGCTTCGAGGGTAAAATTAAGAATATCTTCGGCGATCGCACCAGAGTCCATCATTTCCTTGGTCACTTGATTGTAAGCCAACACACTAATATTTCTATCAGATAGATCCGTACGTAAACGTAGAGGTGTTATATATACGGAATCTGAAAAGGGTGTATCAATTTCCCCTTCAGTCGCATTAAACACGATCGTGTTTTCTGCCTGGTCGTTGGTACAATTTTTGCCGAACCTAATCTTGGTGGAACGTTCCACTGTCGGCAAGTTCTTGACCATTTAATATAGAATGGCATTTTAATTTGCGTAAAGTAAGGCGGCGAGGCCATTTTGAACCCTAAGGATATTGTAGTTTACAGCATATATAGGGTCTAGGATGTTCATAGACTCACTCATGAGTTTAACTGTATTTAGACGACTGAAATTTAGGGTTCCTGTGGGCTGAAGGGAACTTGTGGAAATACAGAAGGGGTACAAGAAGAAATCTGGGGATGCCACAAAGTTAGTATGATAATAGTGGCTTACATCAATGAAATGAGGTTTACCCCAACGATAGTTGGCTAAATCTACACCATTAACATTCAACTTGATTTTGTTTGTGGGTGATGTGAGAGCGCTATTAGTTGTAGTGTTAGAAGATGCCAAGTATTTCACGGGGTGATTGAACGTAAGTTCTTGTATTTTATTTCCAGATGGAATACTTTTTTGTACTTGGGTGATGAGGATGTCATGAGTACGAGAAGCAATATTTCCACGCTCTTCAGTATCAAGATAGTAATAATTGGCGTAACATTCTACATTGTAGTTTGCAGCTTGAGATGCCCAGTTAATCCTAATCTCCACATTATGGTAGTTTAATGCAACGATTGGGATAGCTAGACTAGGACTTTCACAATGGAAGAACCTAAGAGGATAGAAGAACGATCGAGCAGATATACCTGGGTGGGTACCTTGAGCACTCTTCGATACATTTGTGGCAAAGGTATCAACGGCAATATTCTCTGTGAATACGGCATCTTGTTTATCGACAACGGAACCCCCAATTAAGAGCTCGACGCTTTCGATAATATTATCCCACCTTTGGGAATCGAGGGCGGTTGTATTATCATCTATAGTGAAATATACATGACCTAAAAGATCACCAGATCGTTCAAATTGAACACTGGATAACGAGTTGTTTCTCACCGCTCCGTGGATTGTTTGCTTTTCGACGGATTGTGAGAAATTAGCATGCCTTTTGAAAGTTGAATTGAAAAACGACACTTGGGGATCACCTACGATCCATTCATCCTGAGCGCCGGCTGCCATCAATTGAACAATACCTGGGGACATGGTATACTATAGTAAAAGGAGAAAATTACAGGTTGGCTTTTCTACACACGAAACGAATTATTAAAAAATTATCCTTAGCAGGACTTGATGGCACAATTGGGGTACCATCTTGATTACGAATGTTAACAGTGAAACGGTCAATGCTGCGAATTGGGTTCACATATTGAGTCACTAATGAATAGTTATCTTTGTAAAGAAATGTCGCAGTACCTTCACCAACAATACTAGCGAAAGAATTACGAACAACACTTTTAGACGCTTGACCATTTGGTTCGTTAGAAGCACGCTCAGTGAAAATACTATCAAGCTCCTCAATGGAAACGTAACAGTGTTTAGTCGCCGTGGTGGTGTTAATTCTAGCAGCTAACAATTTAGCCTGTACAACATTTTTCAGGGGTTGTTGAAGATGACAAGTGAATGTATTGGCAGTAGTCTGTCCAATTGAATCAATAGTCACGGTGTGGTATTCGTGTTGAAGGTCTGGAATCAACTGAGTAGGAGTTGTAATCAGCGCCATATATTATTAGCTTAGATTAAAGATCCACCAATTCCATCTGTGATTTCATAACCACCAGCTTGCGCGGAGACCAACTTCTGGGCACCACAAACACCCCCTGGAGTTAAACCCTTGGCGTAAGGGCCACCTTTCTTACCAGAACCAGCGGTACACTCGAGTTCGACTGGGAGATCGAAGACGGAACCATCATTGGAAGTTTTGGTGGTAATGGGTGTATACTTACTGCTTGTACTGGACTTAAGAGCCCCGAGAGCAGAGATGACCAAGAGAAGAATAACAATCATGGTGAGAGCATTGCGGCTGACACGATTGAGAGAGGAGAACATTTATAATGAACCAATATTTTTTTAAACTGCGTTAAAGGTAATTTTTTTAGTTTCTACATAGAGAGTAGATGGACGAAGAGATCGTAATCGATCGAGGAAATACCAGTGTTATGAAATTGGATGCAGATGAGCAGGCCATAATGGATGAGATTGAGATTTCCGCCCCCCGCCCTCAGCGTGTACCTAGACCAACTAGACCCACTTATAATCCACCCCCCATGGCACACCAACAGGAAAGTATGGATGCCTTTGTGAACCCCAACAAACAGACTAACCAGAATGCTTCGGCTCCAGATGAAGAAATCGACTATGGTGATGGTGACGAAGATGCCAATTTTTTTGACGACGCTGATGATTATGGAAATCAGGGGGGAGGACAGGAGGATGAAAAACCTACGAAAGGGTACGGTTCAATTGACGAAGAGAAGGCTGATCTTATCAACAAGTTGGGACGCCTGGAGAAGAAGGGTTTCACTGTAAACAAGAGACTCAACGCCTACTCAAATGTTGATGAACTCAGATCTGAGGTGAAGCGTATCACCTACAGTATAGATGTTGAACAGTCTATTCGTTTCTCGCGACGAATGTTGGTGGCCTGTGTAACAGGTTTAGAGTTTCTCAACAAGAGATACAACCCTTTCGAGATTCAGCTAGAGGGGTGGTCTGAAAGTATCATGGAGAATGTTGACGACTATGATGGTGTCTTTGAAGAATTGTATGTTAAGTACAGGTCCAAGATTTCGGTTGCTCCAGAGATTAAGCTGATTATGATGCTCGGTGGTTCGGCTATGATGTTCCATCTTACCAATTCTATGTTCAAATCGGTGATGCCCAACATGAATGACGTCATCAAGCAGAACCCTGATCTAGTGAAGAATATGATGAGCGCTGTTCAGAATACCACTCGCCAAACTGACGGTCCCGCAACGGAGGCTCCTGTTGGTGGAACTGGTGACTACCAGATGCAGGGACCTGGTATAGACATCTCCAGTCTAATGGGTGGTATCATGATGCCCCCGGCGCCTCCTATGAACACCACTGCCATTTCAGCGACTGATAAGCAGGTGGAAGATGACGATGATATTTCTGACATCATCTCCATCTCGGGTGACTCCACGGGTGGTGAGGTCAAGGAAGTCAATGTGGCGACAACCAAGACGAGGCGTACCAGGGGAAGGAAGGCAAAAAAGGAAATTAATCTCTAAACATATATAAATGATAGCTTACTATCCTTTGGAGGAATTGGATCCTCCAAAGCCACAACAGAAGTCTGTTGGTAAGCCTGAAAAGACTCAGGTTGGCTTAGAAGAAAGTGAATTGAATTACATCGTGATAGCTTTCATTGCCGGAGTTATCGCCTTAGCTATATCCGACGTCATCAGGGCGTAATTGTTTCGTTTACCGCGGGGTTATCCCTCGTAGTAAATTTAATAGGTGAAAGTCGCAATATTCTGACCAGCACCAAAACTATCAACTTGTCCGACGTTGACATTATTTTTGATACTTTTTAAGAATCCACCAGTGTGTGTACCAGATAAGGATGCGGTTATAAGTTCTACATGAATATCATATTTGTATATTCTACCCGATCCAACGTCATGGGGTGTAAGTAATACACCTTTCTTCCCCACAGTAACATTTGGACTCCATGGGAAATCTGAATCACCACCAAACAGGTTCTTTGTACCCACGGTTATCTCTTCGTCTAAACTATTATTCGTGGTTCCATCATGTGATCCACCTTGGATCTCCAAGACCATTGTACTCATGTCACGAACAGCAGAACCATCTGTCTTTCTGAGCATCGCAACAATTTTGGCATAAAAAGCTGGCATCTTTTCGGGGGTACCTCCATCAGCGAAGTATAAACGAACACTTTTCGCTGCCGTGGATCCCAGTGTAAAACTTTTAGAGTATCGCTTACAACCAACTTCATTTGAACCTGAGATAAATCCACCACCAACGTGTAATGCTGTGGTTGCATCTGAACCACCCAAATCTACAGCTACCTGGTTACCCAAATCAATCTTACCATCAATCTGAAGATCACCAGTAATTTCAGTGTCACTCTTTACTACTAAACTTCTCACTGGGTCAATAAACACATTACCTGTGTGATCTCCATAAATATTAGAAACGCCACCAGTTGTCTTAAATTCTAAGATGGCATTACTCGTTGCGTGCTCTAAGCGTGCTGTACCATTGTAAACAGTAAAGTGTTCACTTGGGTTTACGGTTCCCACACCCACATTTGAAGTATGTATTATGTGAATACCATCTCCCTCCGTTCCCCCATTTACAGCACCTATCACTGTACCATGTACGGAATGGGTGGAATCACTGAAACCTCTTACATATCCACCCTTTTGATCGTTTGTTATTAGACTTATTCCAGTCTTTTTGTTTGTACCAGGACTTTCGAGTTTGAGAACATCCACGTCAGTTGTTAAACCGGAATACACATGTACATTAGTATCTGGTGAATCTGTACCAAAACCAATTAGACCCGTATTTTTGAAGCGAATGTATTCACTATCATTTTGTCTGAATGAAATATCAGTGGTACCTAAACTATCAATAATATTGAGAGTTGAAGCTCCAACAGCTGTGTAAACATCAAGTTTACCAAACTTAAGCTTTTGATTTTGAGCAAACTGAACACCACCCTTCACAAATAGACGTGTACCCGCATCTAGCGTCGCACCCCCTGGTACGAGACTATCAACCTCTGATTGCGACAATTCACCAATAGCACACACACCATTGTTTGTTAATGTGAGTGATCTTACAGCCGTAGAACCTGTGCCATCTACAACACCCGCAATTTCACCTTGCGTAAGTCCGGTAACATCATCATAAATCTGGAAAACGTGCTCGGCTGCAACTGAACGAATTCTATCTGGACCAGCAATATTTTTGGAGTCATTACCCTTGAATATGAGAAGTTCTGACTTACCACGAACAGTATCATAGAGTCTATCTTGTATAAACGCGTTACCAAGTTCATCAGTAACACTTCCAGAGAATGAAAGTTTCGTCCCTACCACCACATTACCGTTCACTTCGAGTTTATCTCGGGGGGCATCGGTGCCCACACCCATATTTCCTGTCGCACCATTAATGAAGATACGAGTGTTCGTCGAATCGTTAATTACACTTGGATTTTTGGTGAGTCTAAAATCACCACCCAAAGCGGTTATACCCATAGAATAACCAGTGGGGTTACCGGTGATACCATCAGCTTGAATAAACGAAGCAAATGAATTTGAACTTAAAGTATCTGATCTCATAGCTACAATTGCATCATCCGCAGAATTGTTAATCTGTTCACTATGCACCAGTACACCATTAGTTGTTGGATTTCCTATACCGGTTGTGACTATTTCAAGGTGGGATGTGGGTCGAGTTGTACCTATACCTACGCGCTTATCACTTCTCCATGTCATAACATGTCCTTGGGTGGAGTAATCGTCACTCGCTAAGGATAAGTTCAACTGGGAACGTGAAGTCCCGGAACCATCACTCCCCGTAAGCGCGTGTTTACCCATTGTAAATACACCTCTAACCGCATTTTGACTAGATGTACCACCCTCACGTGAAAGTTGAAGAACATTCTTAAAGTCTGAAGTTCCCACAATGGGGGTTGTATTTGTAACAACCATGGGTGTATCCAAATGACTTACACTACCCCTGTGTGTAACTTGATCATTAATAAACACAGTTCCACCATTTGTATGTAAAAGACCTTCTGGATTTATCGTATTCAAACCCACATTACTTGACTCAAGGATCGTGAGTTTTGGTGTACTCATATCAGTCGTACTACTGACATAAAAGTTGAGACCTTTACCAGTTCCCACCAGATTTTGAACCTTGGTTTGATCATTTGTGATGTCTGTAGAAATCTTTAAGAAGTTTGCGTCGTTTCCGAATATAGCAGTGTTACTTTCAATGAGTTTTAGGTTACCACCAAGTGTCAGAAGTTCATCTGGTTCAGTGTTGGATATACCAATGTTTCCACCAGATGCGACTCGCATTCTCTCAGTGTTTTTAGTTTTTAAAACAACCGTTTGATGACTCGCCGATGTTTTCGCACCATTGAGTTCAATAGCACTTATGTTTGCTGTAAGAGGACCACACCGAAGACTTAAAGTATTCGACACAGAATCTTCACCATTTATGTCACCGTGAATAATTACATTCGCGGCCGATGAAATACCGGATTCACCTTCAACCTCAATGAAATCTTGGACTAGAATAGACTCAGTAATAAGACGACCCGTCGCTGTATTACCGAGAACTGTTATAAGATTAGCAGAATCTGAGTTGATAAATATCTTATCACCAATTGACAACATATTTGTTGACGCTGTGTTTGCTATACCAGATGGTATACCATCCCCGTTCCCATCTACTCCAGTTGTCTGTAAACCTTGGGATTGAATTGTTGATGATACAACCATTGGTATAGCTGCATCGGCGTCTAAGGTAATCAAGCTACCAACTGTGAGTCCACTATCACCAATTCTCAAACCCTCAAAGAACCCAAAACCATTTGCGTATAATACATTACTAGATGTAGTAGCTGTGTCATCTATGTGTACATTTGAACCAACTGAAAGTGATAAAGTTGGCGAAGAGTTTGCGATTCCCACATTGTTTTGTGTATATATGTCACCATACACATGAAGATTTACAGTGTTAGAAGTATCTAATATGGAATCAAACGTCGCTGTTGTAGGGCCACCATATGTTCTAGAGAGTCTCATTTTATCCCCGGCATGTGTGTACCCAAAAAATATATTAGATTTTTCATCTACATCTTTCATAAGTAAAGCCATATCATACGTTCCATTGTTACCGAATGCCATCTGTATAACGGCATTGGAGACGACCAAATTATTAACACTCGTATAATCTGGAATCTCTGTGATCGCCAAGTTACCGGTGATATCAACATCACCAAATACTCTCAAGAAACCATCTCTAACGACAACATTACCCTTTTCAAACACGGCTATATTAGAACCATCACTCGCTGCCTCGTTACCAACCAAAAGATGTGTACCTATAGCCGCATTTGTAGAAAACGTATTACCAGTGATCTTCAAAACATTTGAAGCATTAGCATCCGCAAAAAATTTATCATTTGTCGTCTTGAGAGTACTAGTCGCAAACAAGTTCGTTGAAACTGTATTACCCTGAATGGTAACCAAATCCTGTAGTTCCCTATTCATAATCACACTATCTGAACCCAATTGAAACTCGTTAATTGGGTTATCAGTGCCAATGCCAACCTGTGTCGCCGTAAAACGGAACACATTGGTAAGACCTGTGAACTCTGTACTTTCTACATTCGCAGTAACCTTATTGGTAATAGTAAGATTGGCAACTTCAATCTGATCTGCTGTAATTTCACCAGCATCAATACTGGCGAGACCACTTAGAACGTCGGTCTCTCGTGGTGCAGCGTCTAGACTCGTGACGAAAATCTGATCGAAACGTACTGTTCTGCCCATCTATACATTAGTTACCGAATAAAATTCCAGCAAGTCCATTACGAATTCTTAACACATTGTAGTTTACTGCGTACACGAAAAGTTCTTGTCCATCTGGTCTAAGGACTCCCTTTTCTACACCATTAAGAGACAGTACAGCATTATCTATGCGACTAAAGTTTAGGGTTCCTGAGGGGTTATACTCAGAAGCATTTAGGCAAAAGTGGTACGCGAAATATCTGGTGTTGAAAAGTACTTCAGTTTCTGGAATAAAGTCGGAGTGTCCATAAGAAGATTTGTAATAATTTTGAACAGTGTGAAAGTAGACTGGGGTCATCTTTTCAAGTAGATGTGTACCATTGATTTGTAAATCGGCTTCGAGAAATGTAAAACGGTCATCCGCAAAATTTTCATTAGAAGCATTGAATCCCCAAAATAATGATTTCACTGGGTGATTAAAGTTGGAAAGGTCAATACGGTTGTGACCACCCACATCAGTGTTGTTATTCGTAACAGTGAGTAATTCGGTCTTAAATCCTTGGACTTGGGTTACTATAAAATCCATTTGTCTCTTCGTGAAAGTTTCTCTTTCATCCTTATCCAAGTAAATATAATTACCATACACCTTTGCTGATTTCTCGGTCACATCTAGACCAGCTATATTCGTTTCGTCAAAATCTATCTTTATCTCAACTTGGTGATGCTGTAGGGCTATGAGAGGTAAAAACGCTTTATGGTCACAGAAAAAGAAGTGGAGGGGGAGGAAAACGTGACACGAGGTAGATGTTTTGTTGTTTAATTCCTGTCCCTTTGTGTATGTATCAGCCAGATAATTCGTCCATATATCGGAGAAATAGTCGTAATGTTGGGAATCTATTTTTTGTCCACCAATAAAAAGAGAAATTGTAGAATTGTAGAAAAGATTTGAAGCTATGTTCGCATTTCTAGTGGCGGACTCTAACCAAATACCGTTTATGATATCACCAAGAACGGGTATCGTAATTGACGTATCTGTGGTAGTGACAGTCTTAATGTATTTGGGAGCTTGAGAAAAATTCGTATGACGTGTAAACTTCGTACGAAAAAAAGAATGTCCTTCGTCACTTATGATGTAGGCATCCTGCACTCCCTTAGAAACGAGTTGTATTAATGCACCCGACATTTATTAATTAGTCAGATTATAAAAACAGACACTTTCCCTGAGTAAACTCACTCTTGGGCTCCTCCGAATGCTTGCCACGTATATTGAACCCACCTTGTCTATACACCTTGAGTCTCTTGTAATACATCGCTGTAAAGATAGACCAAGGATCATGGACATCGTAAATGTGTGGATCGTTCTTTTTACCCTTTGTTTCTCTCATAATACGCCCAATACTTTGGGTAATATCGGATTTGGGTGAAGCTAAAATAACTGTGTCTAGGGTGGGGATATCTAAGCCTTCGTGCGCTTGACTGAACGTTGCGAAAATGATCTTCTTCTTTGAAGATTCTTGAAGTTGCGCCTCCTTCATACCACCCATGTACAATCCAGATGTTTTGGGAAAGCATTGATGAAGGAACTCACAATGAAAACGTCTATCACTCAAAACAAGTAACTGTCTCGTACCTGCTGATGCCTTTTTAACAAGTTCTACGAGCATTTGGTTACGTCGGCGATCTTCCACAAGTTCTGTGATCATGTTCGGCATTGAGATTTTACCGTTTCTCATAGATGGGGGTGGATTCTTATAGTTTGGGGAATCATATACAACTGGGAAAACCTCAACTTGTTCCTGATTTTTGCGTTCTACTGCGAAGAAAGTGGGACCCATAAACCAATGTAAAACTTTAGTGAGTCCATCTTTCCTCTCGGGTGTCGCTGAGAGTCCAAAGATATGTTTGGGGCACATTTTGAAGAGTGACTGACTGAAAACCTTGGCACAAATGTGATGCGCCTCATCCACTATGAGAGTTCCTACACTCTCAAAATCCGTGAAACTGTACTCCTTCAGGGAAAGTGATTGAAGCATAGCGATGACAAAATCACACTCAACCTCTTTCTTATCTTGTTGCACAATACCTATAGTGGCACCTGGACAAAACTGTTGAATACGTTCTCTCCACTGATCGGCTAAAAATTGTTTATGAACTACAATCATAGTTCTGTACCCCAATTTACATGCTATGGCCAAGGATACCGTCGTTTTGCCGTACCCACATGGTAAAGAAAGGACGCCGTGGCCAGCTTTAATTGCTGCTCGTAGTGCATCGTTTTGGTGTGTGGTATCTCGAAGTTTCCCAACAAACTTCGTATTGATACGGGTTGGCTCTGGTCTCTTGTCTTCTTGGGGTTCTCCAAGTTTAGAAGTTCCATAAAATCTGGGAACACAGACTCCTGTCTTAGTTGCTCGGAAAACTTTGAAAGGCGGTGGAGGAAATCCATAGTCCCCATTGACCACAGGTCTTACGGTAAGTTCTTTTTTAATTTCAGGAATTGGACCCGAATTGACTAAATAACCTGTCCTAGTCAACGTTGTCATGATCTACTTATTTAAAGATGTGAAACTTTAAATGAGTACACGATGCCTACTTTAAATATTGATGAGAACATTCTCAGACTTCAGAACACTATTGAACAAATGACTCAAGAAGTTTTTAGGCTTCAAGGAATGTTAAAGACGTTCACTGACCTAAAAAAGGCTGGTGTAGATAATATAGAGCTTCCTAATCAAGGACTTGAAAAGATTGAAGAGGATAATACCCAAGAAAATCCTGAATGATTTCCAACATTCCAAATACCTTTGAAATCTAACTCAACATCAACTTCATCATCCTTTGTGAGAGATTGTATAGGTTTTCCTTCAAATTTACACATAACCCTTCGGTAACGAAATGGTACTTTGACTGTGAGTATCTTACCATCTAGTGGATTGTCTGTGTTTTGATTTACGAGGAGATGCATCCTACTCGCATGCATACGTTCTATGATTTCTGAAACTTTTTGAGGAATCACAAAACGTATATACTTTTTATCATTGTGATCATAAAATGGTTCATATACTTTAGCTACAAACTTCATCTACGATAAACTAAAAGTAAAACTATAAGTAACACTAAAGTTAACATTCCGACATGGGTGACCAAAATAGGTTTCAGGGGTTTTCTAGTTCCGAAACACATGTGGCTTAGGGCTCGTGAAACTTCAACCGATGCTTCAATACTGGAGTAAGGTGTATGTCTAGGTGACATCATACCACACATGGCAACTTGTGAGCATTTTCCAAAGAAGGGGAGTTGACCCTTAAGACTGAGAACACCCGAGGATTGTGAAAAGTTCCATTTATTCTCTTTCCATTCAGCACCCCAGCCAATCCTGATAGAAGTGGGTTGTGGCAATCCAAGCTGTCTAACGACTTCATTTTTGATAGTTTCTGGGTCAGAACTGAGTACCTCTTTACCAAGATCACAAATAACACATGATACGGTCTTACCATCACTGAGTACCTTTGGTTGTAAGTTCCACTTGGTTTCTATGGAAACTTCTAAATCTGATTTCATTTTAATTGGTTGATCGTAATCCAATAGAACATTTATAGCACCATATGTACTTCTTCTAAGTTTCGCATCTGCGTCAGGTCCCCAATTGTTGCCAAGTAGATCTAGAGCGGGGCTATTATCTAGACATAAAAAGAGTATTCCATCTTTTATTATTCTTTCATCTGAAAACTTTGCCACAAAATCTTTCTTACCGTATTGAACATCTAAAAGTTCAGCACCAAAAACAAAATTGGCACCAGCTTTGAGAAGCGCTTCTTCCATTGCGTCACACATGACTTTACCAGAAACACGTTGTGTGTAACGTTTGGAAAGTAAAACATGATTCCAATTATTTACGAGTTCATACGCAGACATAACATCCCAAGTAACACCATCCATTATGAGAGGGAGATGTTCTATGAGATCTTTAGCCCTTTCGGTTAGGGGTCCTATGGCATCTTTCACTGATATACTTTTAAACTTTTTAGGATCCCAAAGAACCCTAGATATGAGACCTATGAGGGTTTTATAATCGTCATATTCTAAACTTTTGAGTGTAAAATCCCAAACACCGGCATCTTTTTCAACTTCAAACATAGTGTTCCAATCAATCTTCATTTCTTCAAAAAAAGATCGTGTATTTATGAATGCTCTATCGAATACAATTCTATGTGCATGAAGATCTCGTGATTCTACATTAGGTTCCCACCAAGAACCACCAGCTGATACCTTTCTATCATAAATGGTAACATCGTGGTCTCCTGTACGTAAGATTTCCCATGCGAGAGATAATCCAGTTGGACCAGCTCCTACGATATGAATCTTCATTCTATATTTAGCTTATAGAAAAAATCCTAAGGTTAATGTAGGATATGTTGAGTATACTCAGTCAAGCCAATATGAAGGTGCCACCTGTCAAGTTGGCGCCAAATCAAAAGGTAAAAACATGGAAATTCGCAGCTAAATATTTATGGAAAGAGCG